ACAATGTTGAGCGAATAAAGCGGAATAATTCCTACGGTTGCATGTTGCTCTGTTCCCAAAACTCACCACCCAATCGAACTGGATTAATGTGATCTATAACGTTAGCTACAGTCACACGGCCAAGCTTACCACACTCAACACATAGAGGCGAAGCCTGCAATATAGCTCGGCGCATTGCTCTCCATTGCTTGGTCTGATACCCTGAATGGTAATAGTTGCGGCCTTGGTGGTCGTTGTTGTCACGTTGCGGCGACTGCTTAGCCCGTTTGTTAATGGTCGGCATGTTGCAAATATAGGATTTTTTTAATTGGGTAAGATGGGTAAGATGTGGGTAAGATAAAAACAAGCTATCTTACCCAACCTCAGCCCCAATAAATACAAGGCCTCGAATGCTATTGGGTAAGATGGGTAAGATACTTTTATAAAATATGCAGGATAAAATAAATTTATATATACACACACAATATTTTTTTATATTACATTAACTCTCCAAGGAATTTAGTTACCTATCTTACCTATCTTACCCAGCATGGTGCTAACTTGTTGAATATCAATACTCACTTTTGGGTAAGATAAATTGCTGCAACCATGTAACCGTAGGAATTATTCCGCTTTATTCGCTCAAAATTGTGTTTTCTTAGCATTTGGCCAAGGCGTTTAATGCTTAATTTTTGGTTACTATTCTCCTCTAAATAGTCCTTAATCATGGTTGTTGGCATCCATTGCCTAGTCCTTATGTTGGTATCGTTGGCATTAAAATGCTGCAATAACAACTCTTCTTCGATGCTTATTTCTAAAAAATCCTCGCTGACTTGCTCCATCAAATTAACAAAATCGCCCTCCAAATCGGAGGTTTCTCCGCTGTTAACCAATGCAACGCACTGGGCAAATAGTTGCTCCTTATCGATACTATTATACAGCTTATAATCAAACTGCCCGACAACCTCAAACACGATAAAACGGCGGTTCCCTGTTGGATCATTTAACACGTCTAATTCGTTGCACGTACCGCACAGCGTCGCAATACGTTTAAGCGTCACGTTATTACGTCCGTATGGCTCACGCAGCGTAAACGATGGAGCTGATAATATCCGTTTCATGTGCTTAGCGTCCTGCTTGGATTTCCCTGAAAATTCGTCATCAAATATCAGTAACGATTGACACATTAAAATTTCGTCATCTTTGCCACGGTCTAACTGCGACATTGCAAAATATCTGTTTAACTGCTCCGGTAATAACCGCGTGAAAAACGTTGATTTACCCGTGTTTTGTTTCCCTGCTAATACCAGGCACAAAATATTTGGTTTGCCTTTTAGTATGCTTTCCACTATTCCAATAAGCCACGCACGCAGGCCAAATTCGCGATATTCCGGCGTGCCTGTGTTGCTGTTTATTGATTCAGCAAGTTTGGCAATATGGTCTACTCCATCCCATTTAAGGCCCTCAAAATACGATTTTATAGGGTTATAACTTGGCGTATAATTTGAAAAAATAACGCTCTCCACTATATCCCTAGAAACTTTAGGAAATTGCTTTTTTGCGTCTATGTAGATCGTGTTTATGTCGGATTGCTCCAGCTGCTTGCCTTGCATTTCGTAAAACCGCGTAACCTCATTTTTTTTGATGGGAAAACGCTCACGCAGCCATATTTCAAAGGCCTCAATATCAAACTGCCCACGGTGCTGCTGTTCAGGCTTAGCAAATTCCTCGGCTACTATTTCAGGAATTAAGTCGGGGTTTTCTGAAATTACTTGTTTTTCGGTCATTCCAGCGCTGCGAAGCTTGCGCGCTGTTTGTCTGGTTTTGGTTTCTAGCTCGTCGGTTATACTAATACCATTTCTTAAACATTCAAAATAAAAACTGGCAATACACGCCTTATTGTTTGAATCTTTGCCGTAAAAACTTTTATATTTTTCTTCCGTTTCAACCGAATTATAATCAGGATAAAATTGGCTTAAATACTGATAATAATCTAACCCTGCCTCACCATATTCTGAATAAATAGCATACCCCAATTTAATCCAAACATTGTATTCTTTTGTAATATCAAAATTTATACTATATAAAATCCTTTCAAATTTATTTTGATAATGATCAGATTTTTTAAATGTGGTAATAAATTTTACTTCTTCTTTAGTTGGTTTTGGTAAATATTTCTTAAATATTTCTGATTTTTCATTTAAAAACAAATCAGGATCGTATGACAAATAGCGCGGACGGCTTACGTCCTTGCAAGCTCTGTCTAATTGTAATTTATAATTTAACCAATAGTATTGCTCTAATCCCTCAAAAGCCTCTGCATGTTTTTTACCATCAATTTTTACAATCACACAAATACCAGTTCCTGAAATTGACCTAAAAACAGCAAAACTATAAACGTCGTTAATAAGCAGATTGAACGCGTCGCCAATGTCCTCCACATGGTCAAAATCAATCGCAATCAATCCGCTGTGTTTAATTATTGCGTCATTTTTACGCTGTGTAAATGTTCCGCTAACTGTTATATAGGGGGCTTTTGCTTTTGCCTCTTTTCTGTCTTTATCAGTTTTCGCATTTCGAACTGGATAAACATAATCCTCGTAAATCCCGTTTTTTATGTTTTCTAAAATACTTACGATATCGGCAACTTCTTTGCTATCGGTATTTTTAATTGTTGGATAAAAGGAAACTTTCATGAATTTAGCTCCTTATCCAAACTTTTTTGTCGTGTCCTTGTTAAAAATTCAGGATCTTCATTAAAAGCTTTTTTCGCCCAAATTTTAATTAATTGACTGTCATCAGAATTTTGCAATAAATAAATTGTTAGCAATTGACATTCAAAATTTCTTATAAATGCCACACTTTGTAAACGGCAATTATATTTAATCCATTTTAATTTTCTAATAAGCTCGTAATCGCTTAATTCAAATGCTACATAATAGCAGGCGGTTCTACATTCCGTAAAATCAGCCTCTTTGTCGATGTATTTTATCATAAATAAAAAACCCCATCAAATAGCCGCAGTGCAAGTACGTCTATTTAATAGGGCAAAAATCTTTTAACTATAAGGATCTTGCACATCCTAGTTAACGACACAAATATAGGAAAAATTATTCCCCCCTCCAAGCCTTCAAAACAGCCTCATACTTAGCTAACTGCTTGCCGTAGTATTTCGGCATATTCTGCCACATCTCAAATACATGCTTATGGTGGATTACCGTGCTATGGTCGCGCCCCAGGTATTGCCCAATTTTAAAATAGGTATATTCCAAATCATTGCGTCCAATATTCGAGAAAACGACGCGCGCTTCCACTATGTTGCTGCGCTTAGATTTGCCCCTAATTTCGTTTTGTTTTAAGCCATACATGGTACTGACGTGGTTGTACAAACGATCTAAATCGCCGCCAAGTTGGTTGTTTTTCAAAAACTCTTGATAAAAAATCGCCTGGTCCCACGTCTTGAAACTTGCGAGCCACTCGCCCTTAACTGTTATATCAATACGGCCGTCGTTTTCTGCAAGTACTATCATGGCCGTGGTAGGTTTTGAACTAAAATATAATGGGTTGCAGGAAAATCAAAATCATCGCTCCACATGCCAAACGCAAAGCCGTCTGTGTGGCTGTTATAAAACAGGTAATAACAGCTCTTTTTTAGTTTAGCCCCGTGGTATTCTAGCCACTCAATATTACGCCCCCACGATTGCTTAAGAGCTTTGTCCAATAATTCTATTTTATCGCATTTTTCACGAAGTTGCTGCAAATTTTCTCCGTAGGCATCACGCCAATAGGTTTGTGTATATTCAGCGGTCATTTTTTCTCCTTTCTGTTATTCCTTGCCCACTCTGCCTTATATGCTTTCCGCTTTTCCTCCGCTTCTTTTAGCTGCTTGTTTTCACGCACTAGCGCGCCAATTGTTTCCTCGGCGTCGATGGTGTAAGCCTTGCATTTTTTAAGCTGAGCAATTGAGTCATCCAGCGCGCTAATAGCGGTTTGATATTTGTCCGCAATATTATTCGCCGACTGCTTCATTTCCTGCGCCTTCAATTCTGTTTCAAACACTTGCCTGGTAAGCTTACGCAGTTCGTTTGTTTTTTCGCGCAGGCGCTTGGTTAATTTGTCGTTAACGTACAACGCTACGGAAGTCGTTAATGCTGTGCCAATAATGGCACCAATAATTAGTTGGTTATTCATGATTTATTAAGTTAGTGATTGTAGTTTCTGCAAGTCCTAAACGCTCCCCAATAGCCCTATGCGTTAGCCTAAAATCCTCGCGCAGGATTAAGATAGCATAATCGCGCGCGCTGCATGGTAATTCAAGCTCCAGCGGTAATTCGTCGGGCTTGATTATTGTTTCGTTGTCTTGGGTGATGGTCATTTGTTACCTCCGAATGTTTGGTTTAAAACTTCTACTAAGTCTGTGGCATCATAACCGTTGGTGCTTCCAATTTTTTCACCATTAACATACACGTCATATCCGTATGTTGTGCAACAACCATCAGCGCAAGTGTGTTCGTAATCTACGAGTTCAATTCTCATTGTTACCTCCGTATGTTTCGTTGTAGTATTGTTCCCAATTAGATGGGCTGTTTATGTCATAATATGCATTTACTCCATTATCAAAAGCCTTTTCTATTTCTTTATTGTGCATTGCTTTGGCTTGTTCGATAATATCTTGCCATTTTAAAGAATCTTTTAAGTGTATATTATTTAATATAAACTCTACGCTACTTTGTTTATTGTTGCTCATTTGTTGCCTCCGTATTAAATAATTTTTGTTTCAAATAAAAAATTGTTTTGTAAACTTTCTAAACTTTTAAACCAAAATAACTTATCTGACATACCTGCATAACTAATAAAAGGTTTCCATTCTTTTTTATTAGGTAGCAAAAATCTTTTAGTTATATGTAAATATTCGACAGCATACTTTCCTCCCTGTTGTCTTATTCTAAATTCAGGTTTCATTGGTTACCTCCGTATATTTCATTATGGAACTTTTCAACTGCTTCATAAGTGTTAGTACCACTTGTCTGATTGTACCACCAAAAAAAGAAATCAGTAGCAAATTTTATTTTTTCTTGCTTCTCCATTTCTTTGGCTTGTTCTAAAAGCTCCTCGTGGGTAAACGTTGATGTGTCAGTCGTATTGCTGAACACTCTGCGTAGTTGGTTGTCGTACCACTCTACTGCTGTTTTCTGGTTGTTGTTTATAATTGTTTTGTTGTTTATTGTTTCTTGTTTGTGCATTTCTTTAGCCTTACTTATAGTATAGTGTATTCGTGATTCATAAGCATATGCACTGATTCTATTCTTATTTAATTCTAATAATTGAAGTTGGTGAATCAACCACTCCACTGCCGTTTGTTGTTTATTGTTGCTCATAACTGCCCCCCTCTATACATGCGTTTAACTTCCTGTTTCCAATGCTCGGTAGCATCGTTAAAACCTTCCACATAGGCGTCGCGCTCAAACTGATAGGGTTGCGCCTCTACAATTTCAACGCGGCGCGTTAATTTCTTCCACAGCTTGTGCATCAAAAATGCCACTGGGATGCTGATGGGGTACAAAATCAAAAATTCGATTGGTAGCATAATATTTTGTTTTTAATGTTCAACAAACCTATGCACATTAATTTAACAATACAAATCTTAGTTGCAAAATTGCAACAAATATGACAATTCTATGACAATACACGAATCCCTTCGCTCACGGAGCGCACTATGGCAGCCTTGCCTCCTGCGGCATTTACCACATTAACAAAATTTTTCTGCTCATCAGTGGCGCGGCCTTTCGGCGTCTTAACCTCCAGCGCAACAAACACAGCCACCTGTTGCCCTACCATATCCGGGGTAACGGTTACCGATTTCCATCCTATTAAATCGCTGCTGCCTTGGATTAACCCATAACGGACTTTATTCGTCGCGTCAAACCCTGTATTATTTCGGAATATCCGAACGCCTGTAATTTTACTAACTGCCAACATAATCTGCCGCATAAGGCTCGTTTCGTTTGTTGGCGTGTCCAACGGCTCAGCCCTAAATTTCCCGCGCTCCATTGCGCTAATATAATTATTTACGATTATATAACTGCCAACGGTGGTATGCCCACCCGGGTTTATACCCACGGCGAAACGCTATCGCTTTCAATTCTTCCAGCGACTTAGCGCCCCAAACTTCAACTTTCGCCTCACGTTTTACGCGCTCTACATCCTCCACCGGCACCAATTGCCCTGCAACTTTTTTAAGCTGCCTTGGTTTTAACGGCGCAGGCGCTCCGCATTCAGGGCAAACAGCCGCTTGGTGTACAGCGTAGCACAGTTTGCATTGCCTAACCGCCTCCGCTGTTTTCTGCCTTGCCTGTTTATCGCGTCCCTCCAACGTCCACTCGCGTGCCGCTGTCGGCATACCATGGCGAAATACATTTCCCGCGTGATCTAATATAACGGCGTGCTGTTTACCATCCATCGGCCGCAACGCTCTGCCCACTTGCTGCAAATACAGCGCTTCCGATTTTGTCGGCCGCAATAATATCGCCGCTGCCACTGCAGGAATGTCGGTGCCTTCGCTTACTATGTCGCAGCTTGTTAGTACCTGGATGCTTCCATCGGTTAGGCCATTTATTAAACGCTTCCGCTCGCTGTCGTCCATGCTTCCGTCCACGGCCGCGCTGCGATAACCGGCATCGGTGAACGCTTGAGCCGTTGCCTGAGCGTGCTGCACAGATACGCAGAAAACTATTGCAGGCAATCCGTCGGCATGCTGTTGGTATTCGCGCACCGCGTCCCCTGTTATTCTCGACTTCATTAACGCGGTTTCTAAGTCCGCGCGGTTGTAATCGCCACCCACTGAGCGCACGCCTGTAAGGTCGGCCACGCTTGCAGCATATATTTTCGGCTCGCACAGAAATCCGTCCGTAATAAGTTGACGCATTTTAACGCCTTCTAACAGCACATCGAACGCGTCGCCTAATCCTTTGCCATCCATGCGGCACGGCGTGGCTGTAACGCCAAGCAAATAAGCCTGCGGTTGTTTCTCAATTATTCCTGCCCAACTGCCAGCAACGGCGTGATGCGCTTCGTCGCAGATAATTAGATCGTATGTTTTAAGCTCGCGCCGCGCTGCCGTCTGCACCATCGCCACAGATACGGGCCACTCGTTTAAGGTGGGCTTGCCTGCCTCGATAGTTTCCCAAGGTACGCCCCATTGTGATAGCTTGGCCGTTGTCTGCCTCAGCAATTCCTGTCTATGCACAAGAATTAAAACCGATTTACCCTTCCGCACCGCTTCCCTAGTTATGTGGCAAAATATAACCGTCTTGCCTCCACCTGTAGGCAACTGATATAATACCCTTCTGTGGGATTTAAACGCCGCGCGTATGTCGTCAACGGCTTGGGCTTGGTATGGGCGTAAATTCATAACCTCTCAATAGCTTGCTGCAACCTTTGATAAATTTTGATTGACTTAGGCGCTTCCTTTTCCCAGCGCGCTATCACGCTTCTATGTATGCCCAATTCGTCGCAAATGCTGCTCAATGTTCGTCCTTTTTTTGCTGCTTTATTTTTTAATTCTTGTAAAAACATATTGCAAAGATAGTATTTTGTTCTATATTTGCAACAATAAAATAGTCAGGTGGCGGAATGGTAGACGCTAACCCACAAGTGTAGATATGTACTTTGTTAGTTTGATGTAATAACCTTCAGTTCCCGATTATGGTTTTCATTCAAGTAATAATCATATCATACAGGTTCGAATCCTGTCCTGACTACAAAACATTATGGAAGAAAAATCAATTATTACCCGTACAAAATTACCCCAAGGGTGGCGTTGGTGCGTTTGGAAAAACGGAATCCGACGCGGCTGCTATGATAGTAAACCACTAGCCGAGGCATACGCTCGCGAGCTTGACGATACGCGGCTAAATACCCCCATGATGGACCTTTACGAATTTGCACGCGAGCAATTGGGCGAACTGCACCCAGTTACGGCATTAGCGCTAGAGGCTATTGTGGAGGAATACGAACACTTCCTAACTATGTACGAATACGGACGCGACGAAAATGATTATTTCCTAGACGGCGAAACCTGTTATCAAAAATTATATAATGCAAACAAATTACCTATCTAAATCGCGGCTTGACCTTATCCACCGCAGCCCTTATTTGTATTGGTGGAAATATTTAAGCGGTGAATATATAGAACCCGAACCAACGCCAGCACTTGTGTTTGGTAAAGCATTTCACTGCCGCGCATTGGAGCCGAGCGAATGGGGTAAGCGTTACACAATAGCGCCTATGATTGACCGCAGAACTAAGGAGGGCAAGGAACGCTGGCAGGAATTTATTGAAGCTACCCAAGGCAAGGAAATAATAACACGCGATCAGGATGCACAAATTGAAGGTATGCACCGCAGCTTGATGCGCCATCCTATGGCCAACCACTTACTAACTTGCGCAGGCGAAGCTGAGCATCAATTAGATTGGGAAATAGACGGCCAACCTTACCGCGGCGTGTTGGATAAACTAACGGATTCGGGGTTTATCGTTGATATAAAAACAACAGACGACGCAAGCCCCAACGGATTCGCATACAGCGTTCGGAAATATCGTTACCATGTGCAGGCCGCAATGTATTTAGACGGCGTTACTGCCAGCGGTACGAAGCCCGAAGCGTTTATATTAATCGCGATTGAGAAAGCGCCGCCGTATCTATGCGCCGTGTATTATTTAACTGATTCCGATATTGAGGCAGGCCGCGAAGCTTATAAACAAGACGTTGAAACATACCGCCGCTGCATGTCGCTGAACGATTGGCCGCAATATGGCACCGAAGTAATGGCATTAAATTTAAAATTATGACACCAAAAGAAAAGGCCGAAGAATTAATATCAGTCAAATATAAAATTGACAATGGTTATACAGAATTTACTTTAAGCAGTTACGATAAAAATTCTAAACTTGGGCATTGGCAAATTGATAGGATAATAAACTATTTAAAAGAATTAAAGAAAAAAACGCCTCTTGAAAATAAATTTTAACATTATGACAACCGAAATAACAACCACAGAAACCGCTGAAACTTTCAGCCTACAATCATTTGAACACGCGCAACGCGTTGCCAAAGCCCTCAGTAGCTCCACCATGATTCCCAAGGACTACCAAAACAACATCCCCAACACGCTCGTAGCGTTGGAAATGGCGCACAGAATCGGTGCTAGTCCGCTGATGGTTATGCAGAACTTACACATAATTCACGGCAGGCCGTCATGGAGTAGCTCGTTTATTATTGCAGCTCTAAACAGCTCGGGAAGATTCACAGCGTTAAAATTCAAAGCAACTGCCACCACCTGCCAAGCGTATGCAACCGAGCGCAGCACTGGCGAACTATTGGAAGGTCCTATGATAACGATTGAAATGGCCACGGCCGAGGGATGGACAACCAAACAAGGCAGCAAGTGGAAAACTATGCCGCAGCTTATGCTCATGTATCGCGCTGCTGCTTTCTTTGGCAGGTTGTACGCGCCTGAGATTATGATGGGTATGCACGCCGTCGAAGAGATCAGCGACGTAAACGAAGCACCGGAAGCCGTTGCAAAATTAAATCAAATCGCTGCTAAGTAGTAGCGTATAAGTGAAGCGGTCGCCGTAAATTGTGGCCGCTTTTTCTATTATTTCCATAAACTCCTCGAAATCCTGCGCCATTTTAAACACCTGACATCCTTCGCTCCAGTTCTCCACGTAGGTGCTGTTCTTGCCTGCTTTATGAATATTAACGCCAGCGTTCCAAACTTCCTGTTCCTGCACCAAATCAAACTCCATATCCCTATCGCCGTCGCGGTAACCACGCAGCGCGCCGCATTGCCTTAGCGCTTTATATTTACCTTGATGCAATCCGATTTGATGCGATCCTCGATACTGCCCTTCCTTTAAAATAAAAACGCCGCCTTTGGCCTTGCCTTCAAGCATTCCCTTTTTCCCCGGCTCGGTGGTAGCCGAAAATATTTGATAGCACCATTTACCCTGCTCCTTCCAGCTTATAGTTATCCAGTCGTCAAATAAGTTGGTTACCTTGCTACCAGTGGAGCTGTTGCGTATGCCTACAATATTCACGTTGTAGTCGCCTGATTCAAACCACTTATAACCCAAGCGTTTAACGGCTGCCTCTACCTCACTTCGACGCGGTGTCCTCATGGAAGAAGTTAGTAAGAAATTTACCAATTACCCCTGTCACTTGTATAGCAATTGCAAGCGTAGGGTGTTGAATATTTAACGCAGCAAGCGTGGTTGAGGCTAACAGCAACCCATCGCCTATTTTACGCCATTTAGCAGGCGTAGGCTTGGCGTATCCCTTAACGCTTGCCTTGGCCTTGGTATGGTTTGTTTGATTCATGTTTGTTGCGGTGTTTTTTATGACGTCCTAATTTTTTGCGCGGCTTAGCCCTAAATGTAGTCGCTACAGATTTATTTGCCTTTGCCATCGATTTGACGAATTTTTCGGATGTAGTAAATTATCGCAAACATTCCCGATACTATGCCGACAATTGCAAGTACAAAGGCTGCAACTGGCTGCCAAGTTTGGGAAAAATGTATTATCGTAGCACTTCCACTTATTCCTGTGGCAATGGCTGCGGTGGTGTCGTTATCTAAGTGTTTCATTACAATGTTGGCTTAATGGGTTAAAATCGCAAAATCTTTGTGTATATAATTCCTCGCACCCTGCAAAGGTGTGAATGCCAATTGGCTCGGGGAATACTTCGTAAATGCTAAACTCATCGGGGATTGCATCAAACCACATAATGTCAAATGCATACAATGTGTTTATCTGTCCAAGTTCAACAACTGCACAATTCACATAAGCATCATCAATATAGATAATGGGTTTTAATTCTTCCCATTTTTTTATACTCATTTCGTATTTAGCAAATATCATAATTTTATGTGGTTAAGGTTTGACATTCAGCATCACTTAATGGGGTAGGATAGAGTGCCATTTGTTGGATGAATCTTGGTATTCCTGATGCGTTACCATTCAAAAACTCCATCAATGTAGTTGTGAATGCAGTTGCGTTTACTTGCTTTGTTCCATTAACAAAAACATCTGCACTTGTTCCGTTCCACTTGATAGCAATTTTTACGGTGTCGGTCAATGTTGTATACAATGTTGTTGCAGTTCCGCTAATAATTTTCTGAACTACTTGTCTACCAGTTCCAGTATTTAAAATCATCAATCCATTTGAAATCGTTGTGCTTGAATCACCAATATTCATGCCTTGGGAAGATGAATCACGTACATACGCAATATTATTCCTAAACTCCACAAACCAAGTACCCCCACTTGCTGAAATCAAACCATTGGTGTATATGTTATTGCAAATATATGAATCGGCAAGGCGTGTGGCTGATGCGGTGGTTGTTTGAATGTAGGTTGTTGCGTATGCACCCGCTTCAACTTGTCCGCCCCATAAATACAAATTTTCCGAACCCGTGGTAGTCCAAGATTCAGCATAACCCGCAGAAGCAGAAGATACCAACGCCCAACGGAATGTTGAACCCGAACTTGCGGTAAATGTCATTATGCATCTATACCAACCATTGCCCACATTTTGAATGGAAGATGTTGCCAATGATCCAAGTGTCCCGACAACCCCGCTATCCAAATTAAAATTGGCAAATGCTTGTGATGATACACCCGAAAAGATTTGTAAAAAGTTGTTAGTACCTTTTTTAGCGTAGATACTCGCAGTTACTGTGGTTGCGGTGTGTGAACCATTCTGCACTTGATGTTGCCCAGTTGATGCAGTTGCTGTTAATGTGTCCGCAGTTGTATTTCCATCGGGGGCAACAATACTATTTGCAGTTGCAGTTACATTAGTTTTAACAAAATTTGCATTGGTTAAATCCTCACTTGGAAATAACAAATTTGTCCTTTGTGGCTCTAACAACAACGCAGGGCAACTTCCGTACATATAGGATAGACGTGGAACATTTGCTGCAACGCTTCCAATATTGCCATTGCTCTGCGTTCTATTGGCAACACTATTCCTTGACCAAGTTAAATCCCCATTACCATTGGCGGGTAATTCAGCATAGGCAACACCTGCTTTAAATCCGCTTGGGATAATAAGCAGCGATGCAGATTGTAATAATGATGATGCAGCCGCTACGCATTCCAACGACTCAATAGTTCCACCATCGGCAATAACCCGTGATGAATAACCGTTTTGAAATTGCCCATATCTTTGGCGATTTAAACCTACGCCAACGCCTATTAGTGGCATATTAATAAGCTATTACAGATCCTGAAGATATTACAAATCCGGTAATTTCAAACCCCTTACCTGCTGGTAAAAATGTACCTGCTTTTACTGTTATTCCAGAAAGGCCGCGCGCAGTTAATACGTTAGTGCCACTTGCTTCGTTATTCCCTTTTACAGTAAAAGAAGTAAAAACGCAGTCAACATGTACAACTAATGAATCGTATGTAACATTGGTTACGGTTTCTGCGCCGTGATATTTAAAACCTTGACCGCCAACGGCGATATCTGCACTAGGATTGCTCATAATTTCAAATATAATATAAATAAAAAATACATAAGTTAACAACTATACCTTGCCAACTATAAACCATTTGCTTCCGTCGCTCATAACTGTTTTGCTCTCGTACTTACTGCTAATCGTAGTGGTGGCGCTGTCGTTTATTAGGAACGTTCCGGCGTCAATAGTTACTGTATGGTTGCTGTTTGTTTTGATGAATATGTATTTTTTACCGCGTGACTGATCAGCGTCGGGAAGTTCAACCGTTATATTTCCGTCCACGCTATTGCATACTATAAGCTCATAGCCATTTGTAAGCGTATGCGTCCCCACTGTATAGCTAATAGGCGCGCCATGTTCCTGCAGATACCATTCTACCGCCTCGGTGCTGTCGTCATATCTTAGTTGCGTTTCCCAAATAATATTTTGCGTTGGCTGTGACGTTGGTGCGCCTTCGGCCTCGTTTACTAAGTATTCCAAAAACGTTGCAGGCTGGTGACTGATTGCAGATTGATAGTTGTTAACCTGCGTTTCGATTAAGTTCACACGATCGCGCAAAATATCGCCCTGCTCGTTACTGATTCTCAAGCCCTCGCCTGTCGTTGTGGTGTTAGTATATATTGGAGCTATCCCCAACCATTCGCCCTCCCACGTGTCAAACCTTGGGTTAAACGATACGCCGTTTAAAACCCAAACATAGTTATCAAAATACAAGGATTTCATTAGATGGTAGCTACCTGAATCTATCCAGGTACCTCGAACCACTGGCATAAAATCCGCATACAACGACGACAATCCAACGCCTAGCATTTTAGTTGGCGTGCCTTTAGTTATGCTATCCCAACCCCCATAAAATTCGTCCGCAATTACCCACTTAGTCCCGTCGTTCGCCCATATATTACCTATCCCGTACCTATTACCGCTATAGTAATATTTCGGATTCAATTGCACCTGCGTGCTGTTTACTGAGTTGCTTGCGTTGGGTGTAAAATCCTCGGAAATATCCCAAACAAAATCAGGATTTTGGTAGTCGCTAGTTTCGGCAAAAGCAACCTGTATACTTCCCCAATAACTAACGTTAAATGTCGCAGGCGTACTCCAAGTGCTAGATTGTTTAGCAGGTCGCAAAACCTTAGGTAAATTATTTTGATATAATAAGCTTATAATTGTTTGAACACTATCAATTCTTACCTTTAATATATTGTAATTAGCAGGTGGTGTGGTGCATTGTATTTCAAATTTATACGTTACCCAACTGCCCTGCATTTGTGTCATTCGTACTTTTTCAACTCCATTCGGTACGCTTGTCGCAGTTATCCAATATCCATCTGCGTCTAATATTTTAATCCCTCCTAAACCATCCTCAAGCCAAATCTTTAATTTATATTCATAATCTACGCGCGCGTCATTCTGCACCGCTGGAAAGTTCGATTTAACAACTACCTTGATTTTCAAGGGTGCCGCGTCGGGCGTGCTGCCTGTGGGAATTTCTGTAAACTCTGCCTCTAGTGCTGACGTGCTTTTGTTTGGCCGTGTCCGAAATACTGTTGCGGCGTTTATGCGTTCCGTGTCAATGGTCAACAACTTAACAGCAGGCTGGTAGTACAATGACGGCTTAGCAGACCATTGCGGCCGCGCTGGTAGCGTTCCAAGTTGCTGCCTATGCGTAAGCGTTCCGGTGCCTTGGTAATTAGCTGTGTAATTATAGCGGCGATACGGAAGCGTTACATCCTTATAGCTCGAAGCATCATAAAACCAATATCCACCCTCCGCGTGTATAAATCTACAGCCAAAAATTTGCATCACCTGCTCCAGCGCTTGCTTACAGGTAACCATATTTAAATCGTAATACCAGTTTGCCGCTAGGTCGATAGCCTTCACGTCTTGAAATGGATCGTAATCCTCAAGGAAGGTATTAATATTTAAGCGCAACATATCGAAGCCCTTACGCGTGGCGTCGGCTGAATACATGCTCATCGCATCGAATAAGTAATAATCTGTTTTACCTAAGTACGGCCAATAGTCCTGCAGGTCTAATTCATGCAGGCAATTTCTAACTAATACGTTTACCTGAATATAGTCCGACGTAAACCAGCTGTTTTTCACGTTGTAACCGTCTAACAATTCCAACCCGTCTACGGCTGTTAGTTTTATTATCGGCTTGCTGTCCAACGATTCACGCAAGCGCGTCATTTGGTCGGCAATAATACGGCCTACAAAAAACAAATCACTACCACGCCATACTACCATAGTCCAGTAGGTTTCCGCCTCCGTCTGCAACGCAAGGAAATCCGATAGTACCGTACTATTTGGCATAACAAATTCAGCGGTTATACGGCTAGCCAATACTTGAGAATCCCACCACTTATTGCCCTCTCCGTCGCGCTCTAAGCTGAACCCATCAGTCGCTAGTTTTAGCTCAGTCCCTGCCGTTGTGCTGCCCGTTGGTGCGTCGTGTATCTCAACCTTATAGGTTATATCGTTTATGCTTTTAAAGCTTCCGTAGTATTTGCGTGCCATTAACCTCTAGAATAATCGTTGTTATGTCTGTTTAAAACTATCGCCAAATCGCGGCCGCTGATATGCGTGCTTGCAATAAATCCGCCATCGCCTCCGCTCGGTGTTATTAGATCGCGTAATTTATCCAACGGCGCAATAACTTCCGGGTTACTTCTAGCCCCTGGATATTCTCCCATAAGTCCGAGCGTTGGTCCGTAAACGATACCACCATCGGCAAATTTCTCAAACTCAGGTCCTTTCTTCAATTGTGCTGTAATTATCGCGGAACCTGCAACCAACGCAACACCTGCCGCAGCGGCTGCCATAGGGTTTGCCAGAATTAATTTTTGGAATGCATCCGAAGCAATTGCCGTGGTAATTAATGCCGAACCAAAAGCCTTCATAAATTGAGCAATCGAAGCTAGTGCGGCCTTACCAAATTTTTGAAATGCCTCTTCCTCTCCTGCTATCATTTCGCCAATTGCCTCACCTAAGGAAGTTAATGTATCTTCTATTAAACTTTCAAAGGCGCTGTCAATTGCGTTGCGCATGTTTTCTAAATCCTTAATGAAGGAGCTATATTCAGTTTGCGTTTGAATTTTTATTTCAATCGGTTTCTTTGATACTTCTTTTTCGACTTGCTGCAAACTATTTGTAATTTGCAAACCCATGCTTTTGACCGTTTCGGGTTTCATAGGGGTAGTGCTTGCCGCTTGGCCGAATCCGTTTATTATAGCGCTATAGGCTTTACTTCCAAATTGTTGGTAAACCTTATGCGCAAACTCTACAGTTTCTTGAATTTTTGCCTTTTCTTTTTCCGCTGCTTCCGCTAGTGCCGCCGCTCTTTTCTTATGCGCGTCTACAATATTCTCAGTAATTAATTCCTCTTTACGCTTAGATAAATTAATAATATTGCTATTAAGTTCTATCCATCTATCAGAGTATTTTTTCTCCTCTCCAAGTTGCTTAGTCCGTGATGCGATCGTGTCCTCTATGGCTTTTATCTCAGCATCACGCAGGGCTTTATCAGTTAGGCCTTTTCTCTTTGCGTTGGTTACCGCCTTGGCTATTATTTCATCATCAAATGCCCGTATTGCGTCGCCAGTTTCCTTGGCTTTCTTTTTCTGTAATTCGTAAAATTCGTCTGTGTATTTTGAAGCGTACTGGGTTTCCTTGCTTATCTTATTAAATATATATGCAATAGCCGCAATACCTGCAATGACTGCACCAGCGGCGGTAGCTACCAATGCAGCATTATAAGCACGGGCGGCAAGTGTGGCCTGCCCCATTACAAACGTTTCAACTTTTTGAGCGGCTGTTTTTACCCCCACTACTAGCGCGCTCTCGGCCTGCAATGCGTTCTGTATTGTTTGCAGCGAATTAAGCACAAGCATAACGCCTTGTAACTTAACCATTGTTTTTTGAAGGTCTTCGTTTTCAATCCCAAGTGCAGCCATTGAACCCTCTACAACCCCAAAGCCTGCCGCTAGTGCCTGCGCTCCACCTAATGCAGCATCAAGCCTACGGGTATCGCTGGCAAAATATCCAATCTCCGCGCGCGTGTCGCCGATTTCATCCTGCATTTTACCAGCGGCCTTTACAAACTTATCCGCCATTGCAGCAAACTCAGGCCCCATCGCACGGGCTTCAATTGCCATGGTTTGTAACTGCCTAACTACGCGAGCCGTCGGCTTACTGCTAGCTAATGCAGTTAAACGGTCTTGTATTTCTTTTGCAGCTTTAGCAACGTCGGCGCTCATTTCTTTGCCGCCTTCGTTTATCAGTTTAATGGCTTTGCCCCAGCCTTTTTCTAATTCGGTAATATCCGCTCCAATAGATACGTTTAGCCTGCTCATCGTGTGTAATTAATTAAATAGTCCTGCGATATCTGATAAACCCCTGCAAAATCCGCTTCGTCGTCCGTCAATTCCTGCTGCCCGTCAAACTCAATGGTTTGCGTTTTAACCGTATTAAATGTGCCTGGTAGTGTCACAGCTTCAAACGCTGCACGTACTGCGGTTGCAACTTCGCTACACTTCTGATATGTAGGCGCAAATATGCTCACCTGCACGCGCGCAAAATCTGTGCGGCTGTGGCCTGACTTGGTAGGCGTTGGAATTATGCTTACTAAATTGTAAGCTATCGCAGGAAACGCGCTGCCCTGTGGTATGCGTAGCGGATTAATCCGCGTGCTTACCAGCGTGGTTAGTGCTGCGTTATTTGCTAAAATATTATAGGCTACTTTTACGGCGCTCATGCTGTTGGTATTGGTGTTAACTTCTCAAAGATACTCCGATATTTTTCAACCTCTTCGATTATTGTTAACTCCTTACGCTCCCAATCGAATGTAATTAATTTTTTCGGATCAATTGGCCGCTTACTATGTGGAGATAATAATACCGAAGTTTGCCATCTGCAGCGCTCCCAATCGTTGCGGTATTGCTGCATTTGTGCTTCGCGCATCCCGTGCAATCGGATTCGGAAATATCTCGGCGTGCATCGTTTAAAATCGTTTTCATTCATGCACATCTCGCCAAACGCTATGCGCTCAATTATTAACCAAGTTAGCGGCGCGCCTTCGCCCTTGGCTTTTACTTTCCCCCTGCTTCGTCCGATTTAAAAAACTCGCTGGCGCCTTCACTAAATCCTGTAATCGCTGGAAGCAAGTCGGTAAATCGCTGCACCTGTCTGCCTATATCGGCCAATAACAAAAACGGCTTAGGCTGTCCGTTGCACTCAGCCGCCTCGTTAATACCATGGTAAGCACATAACAATCCAAAATCTAGCTGCTTTAATAAGTCGCCACTTGTCTGCAATTCCGCAAACGTTTCCATTCCAGCGTCAAACATGATAGCCTTCAAGCTATTCATGTTGAAGGTCATCGGGTAGATCTTATCTTTTAGTTTAATTTCCATGTTGCAAATATAACACAAAAGCCCGCTTTTTAGGCGGGCAAATGCTCATTATGAAAACCAACCAAAATTAGATTGTGCCTACTGTCAACGCACCAGTACCTTGGATGGTAGCTGTAAACGTTGCTTTGTCGTTGTTAGGTGCGGTTAAATTTAAGTTGCTAAAGAAAGCCGCTCCGCTCAATTTAATGTCGCCGCTTACGTTTGAAGTCATTACAATAGTAACGGAAGTACCTGCAGTTAGGTCGGTGATCACGTCTTTCCAAGACAATGCACCGGCACCTACTGAGCCGTCCTCTTCAAAAATACCTTCCACGCTCATAGTGTAGCCTTTTTCTCCAACGATAAACTCCTTCCAGCCTGCGGAATCTTTGTTGGTGACGTCTATCATATCCGAAGTAATATCGAAGCTGTTAGAAGTGGCGTTTGCGATTTTAGTGAGTGTGCCGCTAATATCTTTATATATTGCGATTAACGTGCCGTTTACTGGTCCTGTAGTTGCCATGATTATTTTAAATTATATTTTTGCGCTAATTTAGTTACTTTTTCCGTTATTCCTTTTTTCAACCCGTTAACAATCGCCTGCCGGTTTTTATCTAGCGCAGGCCGCATGAATGGCTTAGGCGTCAATTCCCCAGTATATCTGCCCGAAGTTTTTTGTATTCGCGGCTCGGTGCCGTACTCAAACATCACGCCAAGGTAGTGGTTATAGTAGTTTTTACGCAGGCCAATCAATACCGTGTTTTTAAACTTCGTATCCTTGGAAGTTATAAACCCAATCGAGTCGCGCATGTCGCCGCTTTCCAAAGGGGCCAATGCCTTGGCGTCATCAATAACGCGCTGGCCTTCTTTTTTTAACGTGTCCTGAAATTGAAACTCAGCGCCTGCCTTGCGCAGGTCGTCAATCAATTTTGCCAAGCCCTTAACCTCATTCACTTAATTCGGTTTGTATTTTTAAATACATGCGGCGCTGTAATTCCTGCAAATTTAAGATATTGAAATAACGGTTATTCCAGCTCACGCGGTGCTTTACATCAATGTCCGCATCATAACGAACAGTAAAATCAACAATTTGTTTGTGTTCGCGCTTATCGCCGTTTACCTGTTCAATCCCCACAGGGGCCTCGGTTACTTTAGCCCATGCAGTTCCGTAGGTTGTCCACGTCTGTAGTTTTTCTCCTGTGTTGCTGTCCGTTGTAGTTGTGTAACTCTGCAACGTAATAAGTTCGTCAAAAGCGCCTGCATTCATATGAACTGAATTGCTCTATAGGGTTGTAGTAAAAATTCAATACCGTACTCCATAGCCGAATTTTGGCTAGTGTTAGCGGTTGCTTGCCTGTTATCGTACATCTGCCCCACTAATAGCAACGCGGCAAACTTAATCGCTTGCGGAAACAATAAACCCGCATCTACCTGCGTGGCCGTGGCAAGTTCAAAGCCCTCGGTAACCGTTACCAGGTATTTCGTTACGTCATCGGTTGTGCTGCTTGGTGCGCTTGTTATAAATATGGTGCGGCCGTAAGTACCCAACGGCTGAGGCGATACAATATAATCCGTAAACGTCTGCGCTGTGTTGTTGTCATCCACATATTGAACAGAATCTAAACTAATTACACGGGAAGGAATACGCAATAAATTACCTACTGGCTGCTCGGTGCCGTTAACTGGATTCATAATAGCAGGCTGCCCCACCAATGAATCGAAGCCATATTGCACGCTTGCCTTTCGAACGCTGTAGCCTAAATGCTGGCCGCACATATCCAAGGCCATCGAAATAAGATTGCTGATATATGTATCGTCCGCCGTGGAAGTCACGCGCAAATGCTGCTTAGCTTCCGTTAGTGAAACGTAATCCGTGGCCGCTTGGCTATAGCTTATTATGCGTTTTCCTGTTATCATCAGTCGCCCTCTTCGGGGTTAATGGGTTTTACTTTTTTTGGTTTGGCCTCTTCTATTACCGCCTCGGCATCGCCTACCTCGATTAATAACTCGGCCTGTTTCTGTTCTAATTCCACAACCTCCCCGGCATTGTAGGACAAATTCCATTTGCCTGTCGGGTTAATCAAAAATTTAACTTTCATAATTAGCGGACGTAGGCGACAATTAAGCACCTACGCCCCACGCGGATAACGAGCCGCGCCTCGTTATAATTAGGCTACAATGTCCTTACAAACTGCAAACGCAGCAGGCTGCAATAAGTTGCAATCCATGTAAGCATTTAATACCACGTTAGTCAATCCAGCAGTTGCACCACTATAAGGATCAACAGTCAACTCCATACCACCCCAAGAAGCTAAAGCCATCTTAGAGAAATCTCCAAAGATAGCAGCGCTCAAAGTGCTAGAAGTACCTTTGCTCAAGTTGCTAGGAACCAAGGTAGAAACAGCCACAGGGTAACCGTTCAACTCAGAACCGCCAGCAGGCCAAATGAAATTACCTTCAACGCCGCTTGATTGACGTGGAGTAGTTTGCAATTTAGCTTTAACCAATGGGTTAGTCAAATAAGCAACTCCATCGCCGTTAGCGTTTTCAACTGCCTTCATCAAGTTAACAACGTCAGCCCAAACAGGTGCAGCACCGTTGGCGTTTGTTGAATTTGAAGTTGCACCACCAGCATAAACAACGTTCACGCTGCTGTTAGCAATAATACCAGTCGGTTCGTTAGAACCACCGCCCTTAATAGCAGCAGATTCCAAGCTCTGAGCCATTGCCTGCAATAACCAGTTACGAACATAAGCGTCGATGCTGTTGCTTGACTGCAACATCAACTGGTTAGAAACTTGGATATAAGCAGCCAAACGCTTAGGGCTAAAAGTCACCTTAGAGAAAGCAGGGCTTTTTTCAGTAGCTGTTCCGTTTTCAGTATTCCATCCAGCAGAAGGCAAAGTGCTTGCAGTTGGAAGGTCTAAGTTACCAACCAAGTTGCTCAACTGTTGTACGCCCAACCCGCGCAAAACGGTCTTAGGAAGCAACACGTCGATAATTGAACCTACTGAAGTTTGAATATTTACTCCACCCTCAGAACCTGAAGTTCCACCGGTTGCAGTCATGTCACGCTTGAAAACCTCGGAAGGAATTTTAACGGAATGAGCAGAAACAGAAACACCGCTACGCTGGTATTCTTCAGCAGCAATTGAATTAAACTCACCTTCGATACCATCGCGACGGCCGCTAATAGCCATCTCCATAGCACGCTTGAAGCTATACTGCTCCTTCATTTTTGACTTTTCCTTTTCTTCGCTACGGCTCGCGCTGTTTCCAGCAGCCTGAGCGGCAAGGGTTTGCAATTTTTCCAACTTCTCAACCTCAGAAGCGATAGCCGATAAACGTGCTTCGATTTCAGATAATCTAGAAGTTTCTTTCTCAGACATGCTGCGAGCTTCGCGCTCGATAACATTCTGCAAGCCAGCTAACTCGTCTAACAAGCTGCCGCGCTCTTCTTTTAAAGCTTTGATATTTTTCATTTTTTAGTAATTTTTATAACGGATTGCAATCAATTTAATAATGTCAGCGCTCGCTTTTGATTGCTCGGCGTCGCTTATCTCTCTTTCCTCGTCGCGCATCTTAATAATACTGCGCGCATCGGCTTCGGTGTCCTCATATGCTGGATATGTCACAGGGCTGACGTCGTATAAATCCTCGATAACGTTCACCACGCGCTTACCCATATTACCGTACTTTTCGGATTCTGTCCAAACCTGCTCGCGGATTGTGAACGCAAAACTCGATTGCGTAATATCACCGCGCATAATTGAACGCACCACGCTGACGTGCGTAGGGTTTTCGTAATCAGGTACCCAAGTGTACTCCAAATTGCCCTGAGCGTTTACAAATACCTTGCAGGTGTTTGCCTTGGTGCGGCCTAATATTAATTCGCTCTCATGATTGAATAAGCAGCGAATATCGTAATCTTTTTGCAGCGCGTAATCAAACGCCCCTGGTGCGATTACTTCCTCAAAATATCCTAGATCCGTTACGCTATTAACAACCGCAGCAATGCCGCCCAATTCCTTGGGCATTGCATCGCCTTCGGCTCTATATTCAATCGTTCCGGTTATCGTTCTTTTTTCAATCATTGTGAATTATTATTATTCCCTTCAGGGTTATTATTATTTAATGCCTTGTTTGTTAAGTTAATTATCTTAGCCTCCATGTATTCGTCCATCCTGTCCGCTGGTATTAAGTTGGCTTCCACCATGTAACCAGCGCCATCGGTATAACCGTTCATATCTTCCCACATGCGCGCCTCGTTCGGCGACAACCAACCGCCGCGAATACCTTTGTTATAGAAATCCGCGCGATCGTTGGCCGTAGCTCTCAACAGCGAATTAAAATTAAACTTGAAATACATCGTTGGCTTATCCTGTTCAGTCAAAAGCTTGCGTCCCATCTCTTGCTCGATATTAATCGCGTAAGCTAACAGCGTGCGTGCATAGAAATCCTGAAACTCTTGTTCAACAGACGACTTCACGCCGCCATCGTTGGCGCCAATCATAGAGGAAGGCACGCCAAACATTCGAGCAATTTCTTGCGCTGAGAATTTACGCTGTTCAATATATTGCGCTTCCTCAGGCGACAAACTCAAACGCTCCATCTTTACGCCGTTCGGCAATACAGTGCTGCGCGCCTGTCCGTTAATTACGTCATCCAAACTATTTTTTAACGCGCTAGCCTGTTCGGGTTTTATCATAGCGTCGCTAGTAAGCAAAAATTTCAATATCCCGTTTTTGTAAACGCTAGCGCTGGAGCCAATAGCGGCCAAATCAATACCCAAACTCTCGGCATGCACTTGGATGGGATTTTTCCCCTTCAATGGGTTATCAGTACACAACCCTTTAAAGTGCAGCATATCCGTTGCCGGAATCATGCCAGGGAATCCCTTTGCGTTCACTTTATAAAACAGCTGCCCGTCTTCCATAATCGGCTCAACGAACTCGCTGCGTATTGGATGCAATTCTATTGCTATAAATCTAGCGTCGCGATTTATAAACGCATAAGCGTTGCCCTTCAATACCAATTGCCCAACCATGTATTTGATAAAATCAAACTTGGTTTGATAGCTGTTAGGATCATTCAATAAAGCCGCCGCGTAGTTATTAGTTATCTGTATTTTCTCGCCGTTGCTGTCGTTGTAAATTTTCAAGCTTAGCCCGGCTATCCCGTCCGATATAACGCGAACGCAAGCGTGAACGCTGCTAATACTTAGCGCAGTTTGTTCGTTCACGGCCTGCCCTGATTTAGTTTGAATACCGAATATATTGCTTAGCGTATTAACTAACCAGTCAGGCGGCGCCGATAAACTGCTCCGCTTTTCTGTCCTAAATTTTGGCCATAGCCTTAATTGCATAGTTACAAATTAAAATTAAATTATTTACTTATTGGTTAACAACGTTTGTTTATTTTCATCCAACGACACAGCACCACCCTAAACGTGGCATAGTTCGCGTATCGGTTGCGGCCAAACGTTTTCATGTATTGCCGCTCAATTTCCTCAAAGGCTTTCTCATAAGTCGGCCAGTTCGGTAGCTCTGCATAGTAAGCTCTCACATATTCATCGATATATATCAATTCGGGCCTCACAATTGAACAAACCAAAAATCCTGTTTTGATTCCGCAGCGCCTGCCATGTAACCGCCCAACGCCATAACCATACTAACCGCTCCGTCTACTTTGTCCCCTGATTTGGCCTTGTCAATTTTAACATTCCCTGCTGGATCCGTTTTCAAATATATGTTTCCCATCATCCACCTAGTCACAGGATTGCCGTCATGTGTTAACTCTTTATTTTTTACTTTCCGCTCCAACTCCTTAGTAGGCGCGCTCATGCTTACAAATCCTTGGCCAAATGGGTACATGCTTAGCCCGTCATTTGTTAACTGGATAACTAGCTGGCTGCTGTTGTAACGGTCATAGCTTATCTCCTGCACGTTATACCGTTCACACAATTCGCCGATATGCTTCCGAATATAATCGTAATCGGTTACGTTCCCCGGTGTTTCAATTATCCACCCGTCGCGCTGCCACTGTTTATATTGCTGCCCTACTGAATCTGTCCGCCTGCGTATTGCTTCCTCGGGTAAATAGTACCAGGTGCGCACGGCGTTAAACTCAGGAAACCACAGCGAAAACGCGCAGAAATCCGACGTGCTTGCAAGGTCAAGCCCTGCATAACACTCAAGCCCATCTAAATACATATCCTGCTCGCAGGCCATCCAATCCGAGTCACTTATCCAAGTCATGGCCGTATCGGTCCACACATTCAGCAGCTTGGTTTTAAACTCAACCTCTTTGTGAACGAACTCCCGCGCCTCGGTCAGCGCTTGGTGCAACTGCCTAGGGTAAACGCTTACGCCCCAATTAGGATTAGCCTTAATCCAATTGCGCTCGTCACCCCAATCGTCGCCGTCGTCCAACGTGTAAATAATAGTGAACAACCCATCGTCTTTTAATTTCCCCTCCAACACATTCGCGCAATACACGCGGTGGCGGTAGCATGGTGCTTCGCGGTTAAATCCTGCCGTCGTAATCGTAAACAATAGCGGCTGCTTCCTTGCCCCCATGCTGTTAAATATTACGTTGTACAATTCGTCCGTAGGGTGCGCGTGGTATTCGTCTATGCAAGCGAAGTGCGTATTTAAACCGTCCTGCTTATTCGGATTCCATTCCAGCGGCTTGTATAAATTCTGCCCGTACAATATCCGCCTGTTGTTAACGCTGTTGTTAACCGTTACCTCGCCTTTCAGCCAATCCGTATTTTGACAAACCCGAACAGATTCGCCGAATACCATCATAGCCTGATCCAATTTCGTAGCTGCACTATAAACCTGCGCGGCCGATTCGCCGTCGGCCAATAATCCGTACAACATCAGCGCGCTGCTAAAAGTCGACTTCCCGTTTTTACGCGGAACCTCCACGTAAGCCCGTGTAAATCTGCGCGTCCCGTCAGCGTTTACAAACCCGAACAGATTAGCCACAATAAAATACTGCCACTCTTCAAGTATAAACTTACGCCCGGCATATTCGCCCGTTGTATGCTCCAGCTCTTGGATGAAATTTACCGCATGCTCAACCAGCTCGGCGTTATAATTCCAAGCGTCCAAGTCAGCGGCAAACCTGTGGCATGCGTTCACCACATGCTTGCAGGCCGTTGTCTGTCCGCTGATTACTTTTTGCGCGTATGCTTGGGCTTTGTCCATTTAACCACTACGTCCGTGCTGTCGTGATCCGTGCTAACCGTTACCGTGATGTTTTTCAAATACCGCTCAGCTAACTGCGCTAGGTATTTATTACGATACACGTGCGGCGTGTCGCTTGGCTTGCCCCACTTGTCAACGTCCGCGCCGTCGATGGTTATTACCCAACCGCCTGCCTGCGGTTTGATTTCAAATTGTTTCATGATATTTTTTTCTTTAAAATTTCTAACTTACTAGCCGGCTGCTGTTGCTGCGGAATCCTAGCGCAGTTAGCTGAGCGGTATTTGAAAAACATCACGGTAACGGTTAGCACGGATCACGACAGCA